GATCCGGGAGGAGCGGAAATGAAACTGGAAATAAAGTCACGGTCGGGGTCGGTCCTCTACCAAGGGGACGCGCCCGACATCAAGAGTTTACTGGCTCAGGCAGTTGCAGACAACGTAAACCTGCCGGAGGCCAACCTGTCGCGGGCCGCCCTGACGGGTGCCAACCTGTGGGGGCCAACCTGACGGGGGCCACCCTGACGGAGGCCACCCTGACGGAGGCCACCCTTGGCAAAAAGGCGTGAAGAAAAACACATGGAGAAAACAATGACGGAAGTCACAACAACACGCGGCGGCGCTATCGCGAATATGCTGGAGCCGGTATCGCCGATGGACGCCGTAACAATGGCGATTGCTCGCGGTGAAAGCATCGATATTGGCGCTCTGGAGCGGCTGGTGGCGCTCAAGGAGCGTACCGATGCCCAAATGCGCAAGGAGCGGTTTGAAGCGGCACTAAACGCCGCACAGGCCGAAATGCCGCGCGTCGGGAAAAACGGTACCGTTTCCCTTGCCGCGTCCAAAGGCTATTCTTACGCCTATCTGGAGGATGTTGACGCCTGCATCCGAAAGATCTACGAGAAGCACGGGTTCTCCGTCCGGTTCGACGCGCCAGCCACTTCGGACGGGAAGATCCGAATCACTGCGCACGTTTCGGCGCATGGACATACCGTACCGACGGAAATCACGGTACCGCCTGATACAGGTCCGGGACGCAGCCCGGTACAAGCGGTCAAAGCCAGCATCACGGCGGCGCGCAGGCATTTGCTGGAGATGTTCTTTAACGTTATCGAGGTTGGGGCAGACGAGCTAGGATCAGGACCGACTATCACGCAGGCACAGGCCGATTCTTTGCGGGACGCGCTTGCGGAGGTCGGCGGTAACATTCCGGCCTTCCTCAAGGCATACGGGAATTTGTCCCGGCTGGAGGACATGCGCGCGTCCCTGCTGAACAAGGCATGGGACCAAATCAATGCGAAACGGGGGCGCAAATGATCGTACACGACGATATCGTACAAGGTACTCCGCAATGGCTGGCATTGCGGCGCGGAATTCCAACAACGTCCTGTTTCGACAAGATAATTACGCCATCCGGTAAACCGTCCGCATCGGCTGAACAGTATCTGAACCTGCTGCTTGCGGAGCGCATCATGCGCGCTCCGGTCGAAGGATACGTCTCAAAGTACATGGCGATGGGAAACCAATTCGAGGACCTCGCGGTTGCATCCTACGAATTTGACCGGGACTATCAAACGGAGCGCGTAGGCTTTGTTACTACGGACGACAGAACTATCGGATGCAGCCCGGACCGGTTTATCGTAAACGAGCCGCGCGGGATGCTGGAGTGCAAGGCTCCGAGTGCGCCGGTTCACGTGTCATACCTCCGGGCGTCAACCGGAGCTTCGAAAGAGTACAGAGTCCAGCTACAGGGCGAATTGTGGGTCTGCGAGAAGGAATGGGTGGATATCATCAGCTACCATCCCGACATGCGGGACGCCATTTTCCGGGTTTACCGGGACGAGGAGTTCATCCGGCAGATGGAGGCTTTGGTTCGTTCATTTGCGCGCCAACTGGACGACATTGCGGAAGACTTCAAATCGCGCGGGTGGATCACGTCGGAAGATCCACAATCGGAAGATCCACAATATCTTGGCCTTGTGACCGACCTTCTCCTTGCGGAACACAATGACTCGGAATGAATTCTACAACCGCTCGGGATGGGCGGTACGGACGATTGCGGTGGCGATTCTTGCGGCAGCGATCTTGGTGATTTTTTACAGATAACCGGCAAATCCAAACCCGCCGCGCCAGACCTCTTATTGGGAGGCGCTGTGGAAGGCGACTGGGCGGCGGGTGCCGGTCCAAACAGAGAGGGAAGATGAAATACAACAACATCGCGGAACGGGGCGGCCAGGTGAACCGGCCATGAAGAAACTTCTGGCAATCGACCCCGGACCTGTCCAAAGCGCTTACGTTGTCTGGGACGGAGCCGCTATCCTCGAGCACGGCATTGTCTGTAATCCCGAGATGCTGGAGGTAATTCGGCAGTTCGGCCGGCCTTGGAACCAGTGTGCGGTCGAGATGATTGCGTCCTACGGTATGCCTGTCGGCGCGGAGGTGTTTGAGACTTGCGTCATGATCGGCAGGATTCTTCAGACGTGGGGCTCCGGGGCCGGTGAAGATCCTATCCGCATCAAGCGCATTGAGGTCAAGAACCACCTGTGCCACACGAGCAAGGCAAACGATGCCAACATCCGGCAAGTTTTGGTAGATATTCTCGGACCTCCCGGAACCAAGAAAAACCCCGGAGTAACCTACGGGATTCGGAAGGACGAGTGGGCGGCGCTGGCGGTGGCGATCACCGTATGGGACATGAACAAACGAAAGGAGCAAGCATGAAATCGTTGACTCAATTAAGCCGGGACTTTGCCGAACTATGCTCAATGTTCGGTGAGTTCGCAAAAGATCTTCGTGAGGTTGTGGGAGATCCGCCGGTACAGGCAAAGATCGAGCGTATGCCGGTAGTCGGCCCGGATAAGCCGGAAGTTACGAAGCAATTCTCCCCGACGCCAACCCCGGATGCTTTTACGTCACGAAAGCTGACGAAAGAAGAGAAGGCAGAAATCAAGAAGGATTGGGAATCACTCCCCCCCGAGTTGCGGACCAAGACCAACCGAGCAGCCTTGGCCCGCAAGTGGGAAGTGCGCCCGGAGGCGATTTTTCAGATCAACAACCCGAACCTTCTGAAGTACCTGCACAGACACCGTACCGGAAAGTAGGCGACCCGGAAAAGGAAATCGAGCGGTTGTTGAAGGAATCTGGAGCCGTTTTCATTAAAAGCAGGAAGCACAAGAAGTACCGGCTTCCGAACGGGTTCACTTTTGTAATTTCATCAACACCGTCAGATCGGTTTGCGACCCGCAATGCACTGGGAGATCTTCGCAGGCTGCTTAGTATGAAAACTCCGACCATTGCGGTATAATGGAGTTGTCGGACTGATCCCCGACACGGATGGAAGTTCCGGGGCTGGTGTCTCTCGCGCTGGCCCTACTTCCGCACCACGAGAGAGGTGTCAAAGGATAAATGGCTTGGTTTAGGCTGCACACGTCAGTAATAAACAACCCTAAGATTCAGAAGTTGCCCGGAGAAGCCGTTAAGGCATGGATTAATATGTTGTGCTTGGCGAAGGAAGGCGACGGCATAATCCCTAAACTTGATGGGCTGGCTTGGTCACTTCGAAAAAGTGAACAGCAGGTTGAAAAGCTGCTTTGCGACCTCGTAGGGTTAATTGACAGAAACGAGGATGGAACGTTTTCCCCGCACGATTGGAACGACCACCAATACAAAAGCGACGTTTCAACAGACAGGGTGAAAGCGTTTCGAAGCCGTTCCAGAAACGCCACTGAAACGTTTCGTGAAACTTCTGTTATGAATATTGGAAACGGCGGTGAAACGCCTCGCGCGCGCTCAGAGCAGAACAGAGCAGAAACAGAGCAGAAACAGAGCCGTGAAACGACCATCAACGGGCTGACGCCGGACGAGTTTGACGAGGCATGGGAGCGGCATCGAAAGCACAGCAACCGGGAAAGCCGGGACATGGTGGTGCGAATGCTTATCGGCCTTAACGGCCGGTTTGATGTTGCCAAGTTCCGGGACCGGCATCCGCGATACTGCCGGCACTGGGAATCGGAATCGTGGAAGGATTTCGGAGCGGCGCTGACGTTGTGGGGCTGGGTGGAGAACGGGATGCCGGAGCCGCAGCCCAAGGCCGCAAACAAGCCCGCTCCGACGGGAGCCGCCGCAAGGGCAGCGGCCAGAATGGGGGACGATTGATGACGTTTAAGGAATTTCTTGGCGACCGGCTGGACACGTGGTTTGGAGCCCTTCGACCTGTCGAGTACAGCGGCCAGACGCTCGAAAAAATGACCCCCGCGTATTTGACCCTGTTTTGCGATTTGGCAAAAACAGCTCCGAAGGCCACGAAGTCAACCCGGCTTGAATGGATGTCGGACGACGGCGGGCGCAAATGCAACGCGGTAATGCAGGAGTTTGCCGGTTCCGAATCCGGCCTTCCCAGCGGCCCGGAGATCCGGTCCGCATGGGCTCGGATGTTTCCGGTGGAAAACGTTGCCAAGCAGCAGTGCGGATTCTGCGGCGGGTCCGGCTTCCTTCAGACCTTGCCGAACGATTACGGGATTACCGGTGCTTACCCTTGCGACCACGCGACCGGATACAACCCGCGAATGCAGGTTCGGACCACGCCAGCGGTGGCCCGGCATTACCTGTCCGAAATGGAGGATGCCCGCGTCCGTATGGTCAAGGCAGGGAAGGCGCATTTGCTGGAGATGGGCGGATTCGATGCAGAAGGCCTATAGGAGCGCTCGGGAGGAGCGGATGGACCGTATCCACCAAACGATGCGTTTCAAAAGCACCACGGGCCGGGAAATGGCATTTGCCACGTATTTCAGGAAGTGCTTCCAGTGCGGATCATGGCGTCACGATTGCGGACACCGGGAAGAACAGCTGGTCGAATGGTTTTTGGCGCTTACCGAGGATGAACGGGAAAGGAAAATTCGGGAGGAACAATGAGAGACAAAGAAAAAAAAGCAGAATACGACCGCAAGTACCGTGAACGGCTGAAAGCCCAAACGGAGCGGGTGAACAGGATGGAAGCTGAGATCCGGGCCGGTACCTACAAGCCTGCGGGCCTGAAACCGGGGCAGTCCGACCGGGCGGGATCTACCGGAAGCCTGTACCGGAAGCGCCAGTGGGGAGACAAAGAATACTCCGCATTGCTTGGGAGGTAAAAATGAACGGCAGAACGAAAATCGCAATTCGGGGTCTGCGGCGCGCAATGGGTGCAGAAATTTCTTTCAACAAGTACGGGCCGATTACCGTCCATACGGTGCCTGCGCGCCAGTGCCGGACCGATCCTCCCAAGCTGGCGTTGCAGCCCATGTCCGATCTGGACCTGATGATTGCGAACGGTTGGGGAGACACGCCACAGTGCGATATGCCTGCTGACTGGCGGCAGCGGAAGAACGATCCGGGAAAGAAAGGAAAACGGAAATGAAAAATTTCGTTCCAGCAACACGCCAGCAACACCGGCGCTTCAGCACACCAGCACCATTCGACAAGCGTTTGCAGAAAAATCGATTCGCCTGCCATTAGCATTGCCAACTGATTGATTGCGCCTACTGCCAGCAGCATCCCAAACGCGCGAAAGCCGCTCCGGCGCATGTAAATCAGCGCGAGAGCGGCCTGTGCGGCGATTGTTGACGTAATCACTGTTCCAGATCGTCGTCTTCCGGTTTTGGCAACGGATTCGGAACCGGAGGAGGATCGGGAGGAGGAGGAGGAGGCACCGGAAGATCCGGCGGCGTTGCGGGACCGGGTCCCTGCGGGTCTGGGCTCATGGCTTTATCTTACCGCGAATCTTGTCCCAGTCCTGCCGGATGCGACGGACTTCCAAAAAAAACTTGCGGGCAAATAAAGCCGCGCACACGGACAACCCGACTACCGTTAGATTCGCAACAATTTCGGCCCACATGCGGAAAGACTAGCATGTATTTCCAGCCACATAATCCGGCTAGAACGATTGTTCCGCAAACAGAACAAACAAAAAACCCCGCTTGTGGGAAGCGGGGTTTTTGTAGGAGGGACAATGAAGAAGGAGCACTTTAAGTATATCAGGACTTGTGGAGATTTGCAAAAATCGATGTTCCCATGTATCCCCACGTTAGCAACCCGCCAACAAGTGCAGCCGCAAAAATCAGCCCGGCTTGAATATGCTCGATCCGGGTGAGACGTTGGTCGATTTTTTTTACGTAATCGTATAGCTCGGTTTGAACTTTGGTGTTGGCCTGAAGTGCCGCCGTATTTTCGGAAATGGCGGTAAACTGCTGCACCGTGAAAGGGACTTCGATGTCTCCCGGCTGGCTCACTGCTGGTCCCCTTTATTTTTCAACGGCATGTTTACGGCCAACTTGGCGCGAATTGCCGGTATCGAAATCGGTTCAATTTCGAAATCGATGGTCATGCCGTCAATACTTTGGCCGATACCGACGATTTGCCCGATGCCGTCTGCCAACCCGGCCATAGCGCCGCCAACGACCTGCTGGACCGATTCCGTCAGCTTAAGCCGGACGCCTTCCACAAAGCCCTCAAGACCAGGCAGTTGCGCGATTACCTCGTCCGTGGACGCCTTGATTCCGGTGAGGTCCATTACTTCACCTTCCCGATCCGACGCCCGCACACAACCCAGTCCGCACGGATGCATTCCTGAGCTTCCACAAGCGGCATGGAGCCCGCGCAGACGCGCCGGTGAAGCTCATCCTCCACCTGATCCTTGATGCGCGCTCCAAGCCCGTCCGGCGACACCCAAAGTTGAGGCCAGAGATTATCCGGGGACGTTGGATGCCCGCCAATCTCCAAAGAAATAAAGTGATCTTCCTCGTAATCCGCTGCCGCACCCGGAAGATGCTGTTCCTTCATCTGCTGGATTTTCAGGCGTGTGGTGTACGTCGCCGTGGGCCGGATTGTCGCCGTCCATCCAGATTGGCATATCGTCTGCTGGATGTTTTCCTGCGTGACGTGCGGATTGGCCTCGCCTTTCGGCCAAGCCGGATTTTTCGTTTGGGACAAAGCCAAAATGGCCGTTAATGCAAATAGCAGTGCGCGCTTCATGCTTCCTCCAAGAACAAATTGGCTTCCGCTTGCCGCCTGCGCGTTAGTCCCGGCACCTGTACACCGCCAGCATGGTCCCAGTCCGAAAACGACCGTGCGGCATCCGAAAATCTCCCGATCTTGAAACACCGCAGCACGCTGGAACCGCCCAATGCGTTTGTCCCCAGATTGTAGGCAAACGAGCACAACGCATCAAATTGGTTTTGGTTTGCCGTTGGCGCAACGCGGTTAACGAACTCCACTACGCCAGCCACGTCGGCATCAAACAACCGGTCGGCATCTTCCGGCGTGATCGTTTGCCCTTCGGTCACATTGCCGGTATGGCCGTACCCAATTGTCAAGACACCCGCAACGTCGCGGTACGATTCCAGCCGGCAGCCTTCGAAAGACTGGATCAACGCTCTTCCCTTGTTCCCCAGCGTCACGACTTGACCCCGGTTGTTACCGTTGCGGAGGCCGTTTTCAGCGCCGGGATGATCGCCTTGATAGCAGTCACGGTAGCTTCGTCAAGTTTGAGGTCAACACCGTTTGCCGATGCCGCGGCGTCCGCTGCGTCTACCGCTGCCACAACCAGACCAAGGAGCCCGTATGCCGTGCGCTCGATTACGACCGCCTGCGGGTTCACAAGTGCCGTAAGCGATTCCACCTGAGTTTCAGTGGCTTGGATCTTGCCAATGGCCTGCTCGACAACCTTGGATACCTTTACTACGTCGTGGGCCACCGTAGCGAACATATGGCCGATGCTGGAAAAATTGAATGACATGCTTTCCTTTCCTATTGGGCTGAACCGTTTGGGCCTAAACCCGGTTTGTCAGAGTCTTTCTTCTTTTCTCCGGTAAGAACCATTAGAAGTCCACCGGCAAACAAAGCCGCCTGCTCACGTGACCACGCAAGTGTAGTGTTATCCACGTCCGCAGCGTGCATGACGTGCAGCGTATACAGCAACGTCACGCAAAACAACGCCGCCAAAAGAATAGCCGAAAACTGCTGCTTGAACCATCCCGACATAATAGTCCTATTTCGGCTGAGGCGCGCCCGCTGCCGTCGCAGCCGCCGCAATTGCCGCCTGCTGCGCCTCCTGCGCTTGGATGAGCGCGGTCAGGACATTCGGATTGTATTTTGAAACGACCGGAATCACAAGCGAACGAAATACATGCTTAATCAGGAGGTCGGCAATGCCTGAGTATTTAGGAGTTCCGTCGTCGTTCACCTGATCCGTAATGAATTGCGTCAAAGCCGCAATCGACGCCGGTGTCATTGTGTTGGTTGTGGTCACTCCATCCACGGTGATCGTCACCGTAACCGATGACGGGGTGGCCGGTTGTCCGAACCCCGACACGCACACAAAACACAGAATGAATGCTACAATTGCGCTTTTCATGGCATTTCCTTTATTTCCACGCGGGAATATATGCTGTTGACCCATCTGAAGTCAGCACCCTAATCCAAGTATACGGAGCTGTCAAAGTAGCTGCCGGAGAATTCGACCCCAAGAGCGCCGCGCCGGACCCGGTTGTGTTGGAGCCGCCAAACTTGACGACACCGTTCACCGTAAACAGGTTGGTGGTTGCGGTATCGGCTGCGCCCCGGTCGATCAACACCAAGGTATGACCGGTGGTCGCAGTTTGGTCCTGAAACCGGGCCGTTCCGTAAGAAGTTGAAGACACAAATTCAACGTTGAAATCATTGTTCGGCGATGCCTGATTTCCAATTGCTACCCATCCGGTACCGCGCGCGGCAATGTTGATTGAGCCGTTCGGCCCCGCTCCATTTAACTCGGTGAAGTTCCCATCCCACAGCAGCATAGACAAGCCAGCAGAACTATTGATGCCCGTCCCGGTTGTGCCCAGAGTCAAAGTCCCCATCCGAACATTCTGCGCCGGAACATCAAGCGCATAGGAAGGAGTGTTCGTTCCGATGCCCAGCCGGTGATTTGTCGAGTCCCAAAAAAAATTCGCAGCGTCCTGATTCAGCACGCCGGAAGCCGACACATACGGAACGGCTCCAGGCGTCGTCAAGTTGCTGCCGCCCGACGGTACAGCGGCGTACGACCCGGACACGCATGTGTATAATGTGCCCTGATAGAGCGCAATACTTGTAGATCCGCATCCGGTACCGGCCGGGTTGGACCCAACAATCAGAATCGGAGCGCTCGGATTCTGCGCCCAAACAACGGATGCCGCAGCAAACAGCAAGATCCGCTTCACGGGTTCACCGTCACAATCAAAGCCCCGCCGGCGGACTGCGACAACAGCCGGGCTCGGTAATATTTGGACTTGCCCACGTCGGTGTATGCGTCCTGCTGGGAATTGGTGGACGTGTACACAGTCATGTAATCGGAATCAACATCTGTGTTTGCGGCCTGAATTTGCACTACCGCAGTAGGAGACGACGCAAACCGGATTTGAAACGTCAGCGGAGATCCGCTCCCGCTATCTTTCTGCCCGCGGTTGAACGCCACGCTTGCCTGCGGAGCGGTCAGCGAATCAGCCGAGGAAAACAAAGTGAACAGCGAGTCTCCCGGCATCAGCGACGTAAGGTTCAACCCTGCAACCGGGTTAGCCCCGGCTTGCGCTACTCCGTACAGCGGCATTATTTCTTCTCCTCTTTCGGCTTCGGCACACACGCCAGCTTTTTTCCTTCGATTGCAGGGGCAAATTCCTTGCCGCACAATTCGGCCAGCCGCGCTACCGAAGCCTGCATGTCGGCCTGTTTCGCCTGCGCGTCCGATTGCGCATCACGAAACGCCTGAGCGGCGCGAACAAGCGCTCCGTCAGCGCGAAAATATTCCACCTGGTCCGAATCCGGGATGACCGGCGGTTTCTGCTTTGAAGGCTCCTGTGCAGCGGCGCAAACGGCCCAGAACAGCAATGTCAATACGAGTGTCTTCATCGGCTTTATTGTACGCTACTGAACTCCGGTAATGGAAATCACCGCATTGTGAACTTCTACCGAATTTGGAAATACCACGTACGCTCCTGTCATGTATTCTCCATCATTGCGGTCTACTTCTCCTGACGCCGAAATGGCATTACCCTCATCATCATTCCCGCTTACACTCCACAAATACCTTCGGCTGGAATCATCCCGCGAATCAATCAATAAAAAATACGAAAATGATTCGCACGGCATCCCCGGAAGAATATGACACAACACAGGCCCCCCTAAAGGAGACAAATACCCTGAGACCTTTGGTGTCTGCGGCTCCAGAGTTTTGACTTGCGATGACAATTCCTGTACCGCACGCCACAGATACGGGATAAGCGCGGTGTAGGACAGTTGCAGGTACCCGTCCTCCCCTACCATTACCGCGCGTGGGAACAATTTTCGGACTTCAGCCGCATCAAACCCGTCTGCCGCTACTGCGTTCCCCCGCATTTCGTATTCAATCGGACGAATTTGCGATACGCGGTCCAATGCGGTGGCAATAGATGACACGGCTGTTTTTTTGCGAATATCGGACGTGCATGACATACCAGCCGCTCCGGTCAAAGTGCATGATCCGCCGGAATCCCCTAGTGTCATCATGTGTGCTGCGCTGGTAGTTCCACTTACCAAATACCCTGAAGCACCTGTTGATGTAGAATTCAGAGACAACACGCTTCCACCACTGTTGTTAAACAAACTCGCAGCATAACCCCCGGTGCCAGTCAAAATGATTGTAGCTGCCCCGCCACTGGAGCTTGCCACTATTGCGGCATTTGATGAGGCGGGTGAAATAATGACAGACCCGTTGTTAAGAATAATGTTTCCGTTCGAGTTTAACGCATTGACCGTTGCTGTTCCTGTGCTGGTTAGCGTAAACATAGAGGTACTACCATAATCCAATGTCAAATTGGTGCTTGCGCCTTGAGCGCTTAGTTTCCACGGAGATCCGCCGGACCCCGGAGCAAGACTAAGGTAAGCATTGTAGGTCGCACCAGAAACCAACTGGTAAGAAGCTGTCGTTGCAGATGTGTTGACCAAAGCGGAACTGGCAAACGTCAGCGCAGAACTGGAATTCGGAGCCGCTCCCGCGCCGCCGCCAAGCACAACCTGCGTAGCCCCAAGAGCCGCCGAACTGGCCGTTGTTGTTGCTCCGCTGAAATACGGGATACCGCCGCTGCTTCCGGTCCATGCCAGCGTCACATTGCCGGTAGAGGATGAATTGCTAATAATCCCGGTACCGCTTACAGAATTTACGGAAGTCCCGGAACCCGAACAACTGCCGACCGTCCACGCGCCGCCTGCTCCTACCAAACAGTTCCCGTTAACCGGAGCAAGCCCGGTCGGATTGGATGTTCCTCCAGCGCTAATAACTACATATCCAGAGGTCGGCCATGTAACGCCGCCGCCGCCTCCTCCGCAGCCAGTGCAGGTCCCAGTCACCGTAAGGTTAACAAACGTGCCGTTATTCCCGCTGTCAATGACGTATCCGGGAAGTGAAACCCCTCTGTAGCCGCCGGAATCAATAATAGAATGCCCCGAAATCCTGTAATTAGAAGCGGTGACCCATGTCCCGGCCCCTACAGACCCGGCAATTGATACGTTGCCTGAACTTTTCGTAATCGTCAACAAATCAAGGCCTGCCGTCAAATCGGAAATTTTGGCGTTCCCCAATGTGTCTGTCGTCAAACTCCAATTTTGGAGCAAAGGCGAAGTGTCGCGGTATCCCCAAATGAATGCGCCGGTCCCGAATCCGTAAGGACTTCCCGAGGTAGACATAGGGCCGGACCGCACAACCGAAAACGCCGCATTGTCGCCGGAATCGATAAGCGTCCGGCCGGACGACACCCCGCGATACCCGGAAGAATCGACAATGTTGTTTGAATTCAGCAAGAGAGATGTGCTAAACGACAAGGCCCCGGCAGTGGCAAGCTGAGATCCGTTCCAAGTCAACGAAGCGCTTGCTCCGCACGTCCCGGAATTGTTGAAAATAAGCTGGCCGGAACTTCCGCACACGCCGGAACCGCCGCCGCCGTTTCCCGGCAATGTGATGGGATACGGACCGATGGGAGGAGCAGCGGGCGGATATGCCCTGTACCAAACCGTGCTCCCGGCAGTTGCCCAAAACCCGAAATTACCGTTCGAATCCGTTGCAGCAACACACGGGCCTCCGCCTGCCGGTGTAAGCTGGCCAAGCGCGCCGCACGGAGTAGAACCGGATGCCGAAGTGTAGGTCGTCGCCGGTATAGTGCCAGCCGCGTCGGTTGTAATTGAGATCGTAGTGCCCGGAACAGCCAATACAGGGCATTGCTTGCCCGACACGCATGACGGGTTGGTTGTAAAAATCGAAGAATCAAACCGGACCGCCTGCCCAAAGGCCGTGCCCGCAAAAATCATGATTGCTGCTGCGTATCGGTGCATTCTGTCTCCAGTGTAGCGAACTTTACAAATTCGGATGCGGGCATCAGGTCGTAAGCGTCCAAAATCGGGGAATCGGCCCAATCGTTCAGGTGGCTCATTTGCGCATCCTTTCCTGTATCATCTCGCGCGTGTCCTCGTGCGGTGCTTCCCTTTCGCCGATGGACCGGGCAAAACGTGCCCATCCGGAATCGTCCGTCGGTACGGGCTGGCCTGTGCGCTGCAATTCGCGCGCAAACCTGTCGGCCTTCGCTATGCGGTTGCCCCATTCAATCTGGTCGGCACGGTAGCCTGATTCGATGTCGCGGATTGGCTTGTTTTGCTGGTCCGTCGGAAACTCGCCGGAGAATCTTGAATACGGATTGGATGCCAAGGGGACTTCTGAAATTCCCGGATTATCGGATTTCGGTGCCGCAAACATAGACTTTGGCGGTTCAGGATTTGACTGGACGGGCGTGTTTCTTTCGCGCGACGTGACGATCGATTTGATTGTTGGGTTGCTTGACGGGGATACTTCCGTTTGCGGAGAGGGTTGGATTATCCGCGTACTACGCGGGTCAAACGGGCTCTTGTATTCCGGAGCAACAGAGAACATGCTGCGTGGACCTGGCTCCGGGATCGTCATGTTTGGAACAGGCGTAGATTCACCCATTGAAAACTCTGGACGCGGAGACCGTGGCTTTAGCCCGACAATGCCTGAAGGCGGAACAATTACGGATGGTTCAGGGGATGGTGGAGACATGAACCGTGATCTTGCCGTGTTCCCAAACAGCCTGCCGCCCGTTGGCCGTCCAGTTGCAATTGGAGATTCCGCTACAGCCGGGGGAACTTCTGCCTTCGGATTGAGTGCCGACATGAACTCGTCGACGACTTTGGAAATTGCCCGCCCTTTCGGGATGGCATCGAGTACCGCAGTTTTCACCTCCGGACTTGTCGCGGCCTCAACAATGGATCGTATTTTCGGCGCGGCGACGCCACCCAAAGCACCAAAACCCAAACCGCCTAAATTCCCCGCAAGTTCGATTTGGTCGGGAGACGCTCCCATTTGACGCGCCAAAGCCTCTCCCCCCATGGAACCGGCACTCCCAAGTATCGCCGCCGGGGCGGCAACTTCTGGCGCGGATAAGATTGCCGGAATTGCGAACGGAGCGGCAACCCTCGCTCCGCCTTCGAAGGCCTCGTTGGCCGCATGGGAGAAACGTCCGTTCGCGATGGCCGGGAGGACGTGCCCAAGTTTTGTGATGCCGCGAGCGACGAACGGGGGGATTCCGGGATCGATTCCGCCCTGCATCGACCGTTCTTCCGGCGTGATGTCTTCAGGCTTGCCCTGCAACCCTTCGGGGAAAGGTACGTTTACGCCGCGTTCCGGCAATGATTCAACTGGTTTTCCGGCTTCGCGCGGGTCCGCTTGCTCGGATTGGCGCGAACCAAGTGGAGAGTTAAACGGCTTGACGACCTTGGCGCTGCCCCACCAGTCGGACATTATTTCACCATCTCCTCGCCTGTGTCGGAATTGAAGAATCTCTGCCCAGGCTTGATTTTAGCCAGTGATGCGGCATCCCATGCGACGGGCAATCCCTTGTCAAGTGCTGAATTGTAGGCGCGGGCGTAAGCGTCATGATAGCGCAATTGAGCCGTGTTCTCTGCGGTTCCCATGCGGTCGATAGCGTGGTTGGCCACATCCGCCCGCATTTGCGCGCGCTGTTTTGCGTCGGACACGATACCTTGAAGCTGTTTCACCTGCTCGGAAGAAAGGTTTTTTCCCTCGCGCAGCTTGTTCAACCAAGCCTCCAAACTCCCGGAAACCCCCCGAGCTTGGGCGATGGAGTTTAGTTCAGACTGCGTCATGCGGAGTCCGCTGCCATTGCCGCCCACGATTGCCGAGAGAATCTTGGGAATGGCAAGCGCCGCCGACTCACCGTTCCCGCTGGAAAGGAGGGATTGCGCCTGCTCCAAGTTTTGCAGTTTTGCCGATTCGGTTTTTAGCGCCGCCTGGTGCGGCTTCTGCATCTCCAGCGCTTGCCTGAAAATCTGGCCCTCCTGCCGCTGCCGTGCCGCATCTTGCCTTTCTTCGGCACGATCCGACCTCTCTCCAAAAGATTGCGCGCGCGCGGCGTTTGCGGCATCCCTCGCGTCTTTTGCCGCTTCGGCGGACTCTTCCGCGCTGAGAAGTTGGTTGATGCGGTTGTAATCGCCTACGGTCGCGTTGGGTGGAAGCGTGGAGTGCTCAGGCAATGGCTGTCCATTATGCCGGACTTGATACCTTGCCGTGAATGCTTGGTTAATTTGGGGCACGTTCGGAAGTGGCCTTTCGGACTCCGGGAGCCTTTCGGGCTTTTCGTTCGTCGGATGCGCCGCAACCGGAGCGCCGCCGAACTTCTTTTTGTTTGGGTCGTTTTTGCTGTAAAAGACGGTCTGCGCGCCGACTTCCTTGTTGTCGGGATCGACCTCCGGGTTTTTTGCCTCGATCCATTCGTCGGATACAGGGGCATTGGCGTCTGCAAGCGCCTTTGCCGTCATTGCCGCGTTTTTTGGGATCTCGCTTTCTTGGAGGCGCTGCGCCGTCTGGTCGGATTGCCGCCGCTGCTCATCATTCGCGATACTGTTTTGCTGGTTGAGGTTCCGGGCCGCGTCGTGCACCACTAATTCATGGTGCATTGACGTACCAGGTACAAACGTCGAGATTCCGGGGGCCAAAACGTTCAACGCGATATTGCCCGCCTGCCCCAAATGCCGAAGAAAAGGGTTCTGTATCTGGTCCACGCCGGGTTTCGACTGGGGACCGGAAGTCAGCCTCGAATACTCGGCCTTCGCCGCGTCAAGCGCCGGATTTGCGGGTTCTGCGGAAGGTACGGGCTTTACCGAAATCGTGGCTGGAGGCAGTTGCGGCGCGGGGATGGACGGACCTTCTTCAAATCCGCGCGTGATCGGCAATGGGGGCGGCGGGGCGAACTTCGCAGTCTGCTGCGCCTTCAGGCGTTCGAGTTCTTCGGGCGTGGGTTGCGGCATCATAAATTTACCCTTTCAGTGCCGCTGCCCCGGCTTGTGCCCCGGCTTGCAGGACCGGCTGGACCCCGTACCGCATCCAGTTCCATGATGCATCGTTAGCGTTTGTGTTGGCATTCGACAACCCGGAAATCTGTCCAAGGTTTGCTGTGGACTGCCCTTCCGTAGTCCCGTACAGATTGCCGAGTTCCTGCGCCGCCAAATCGTGCTGGTGTTGCTGTAAGTCGGCGTTCTGCCCGGAGATCTTGAGTGCAGAATTCGCCAAGCTGTTTTCTGCTGCGCGCGCCGAATCGGCAATTGCGCCCTGCGCAGCCCCGGCGTTGTTTGTGCGGGCCGCAAGCAAGCCGCCCTGCCCTGTTGCAGCCGCTTGGGAGCCACCGGCCGACTGTTGCGCCGCCGTGTTCATTTCGGCCTTCTGCATCGGGTTGTAGCCAGCCGGGTGCGCAAGGTCCGCAATCAGGGACGGTGCAAGAGTGTTGAAAACGCCGGAAGCGCGCCCGCCCAATGCGTTCGAGTTTTGGAGCGCTTGGGTTTCCCCGGATTGCGCGGTAATGTCGCCTCTTCCCATTAGAACCTCACGCCCCACACTTTCCAGCTTCGTACCCATCCGAAGCGGCGCTGGAGCCATTTCCCGAATTTCTCGTCAATCTGCGGAGGCAAAAAAGCATTTGCTTCATTGTAGCGCCCGGAAAGTGCCTCTTTCATGGAGGCTGTCATGATGCCGACGACCGCAGCCATTGCCGCCGGTTTCATCGGTTTCCCGATTAGGTACAACTGCGGAATGCGTTCCGCAATTACCGCCGCAATCGGCTCGCCGCAGTCATCTTCAAATACCCGGATTGCTTCAATTCTGGGACCTGTTAAATCCGGAAAATCATACGAAAAACATGATTGGGCATGAATCGTTTTCAGCTTCGGAATGTCGGATTCCAGCATGGCACGAATTCTCATTGCTATGACTGCCTTTGCGGAACAAGCCCCGGGCCGACGAGCCCTTGACGCGGCAACCCGGTGCCGCTGCCTTGCGATTCCAGACTTGCAGGAGGCCCAATTGCACCTCCCGCGTTGACAGGAATAGGCGTAGCGCCGCCGTGGTACACGGGCGAAGACGGTCCACTGGACCCGTAGGAGGAGAAGGCGCGCCAGTAATAGGTGCCGTTCCCAAGGAATTCGGAATGCTGCCGGGATTGGCCAAGGTCGATTGGATGCGGATTGGGGAAGTGCGGCGACGTATCGCGTTCCAGCCAGTAGTTGACGCCGCGCCGGATTCCGGGATTTTGATCAACAATTGACACTGTATGATGCCCGTTTGCTGCTACAACGTTAATTCCATTGACTTGCGGAGGCGCAGATGGTTGCCCTACAGGATTTCCGTTCATTTGCGCTTCCAGCGTTTTGGACTGGTTGACAATAGCGTTAAGAGCTTCAAACAATCGCGGGCCAAACCCGTCCGGCACAGGTTCCCCGGATCTTATGTTCCTTAGAAATTCAAGGTGCGGAATGTTCATGACTGGGGAGCCCCCCTGATTTGCAAATGCGCGTTTTTCCGCAACGCGGCCATCAAATGCGTTACGTTAAACCCGTTGTTTGTCCCGGTTACAGGAGCAGATGCCAACCTTAGAAAAAACCGTTCCGCTACTGTTTGAAACGGGCATCCCATTTCATTTTTCGGGGCCGCGATCAATGGCCGAACCATTACCAACGATGACGGATTTGTCAGCGCGTCCATGTACGGAGTGATTGTCATTGTACCTGTGCCGGAAATAAACGCCGACACATACACCAATGTTTTGCGGACACTTCCCAATTGCAAAGCGGCTTCGGCATCATGCCCGACAAACGCAGCCGTTACATAATACGGAGACACCTGCCCGTAGTCGTCGTCGGTGCCCTGCGGCGCGCCCAGCGTATACACGTTTCCAAAATTTCCGCCGAACACCAGAACCAACGTTTGGTTTTCCCGGCGCATTAAAGCACAGCAATTGATCGCAAGAGACCACGGACACCATTTTCGCGTAAAATCGGTCGCGATCAATTTACCTCCAAAACCGACCTTGTACGGGCCGTTTTGAGAAATTGCAGACGCGCTGTTCAATTGCCGGTACGTCATCTGGTAGATGAAATTAGGAGTTGCCGCCGTCCCGGTAGGCAAACCGAAATAGATCTGCTTTCCAATATAATCGTTGACTGCCCAAATTCTTGTATAAGCGGCAGGGTTGATTGAAGCCCAGTCCGGCTGTATTTCCTGACTAAACTTTTCCGGGATGCCGCCGCTAAAAATCATCGCGCCGTCAATGGATGCCCATGCAGCCCATTCTTCTCCGCCTGAACCGCTTGAATCGTCCGCTTGCGACACGGTTACCCCAAATGGAGAAAGGACTCCGCAGTTTGACGCCACTTCCGACACGTCCCAATATAGAGGTTCCGTCGTCCCGTTGTCGTTGGTTGTGTACAAGCGGCCGGAAGGATCTTTTGTCCAAAAATACAGATTGTTTCGAATTTCTTCGGCAGCAAACACCGGGTTTGAAGAGTTGGAACCAAGCTGGGAGGTTTTGGCATCAATCGCTTCCGGGTTGTTCGCATAGCTGAACAACATACCGGGCTGAAATGGAGATCTTGTAAACACTACTGCCATTTCGTCAACCAGAACCGACGGGCTGAATCCTGAACGCGAACACGCCGCCGAAATAGTAAACGTCAAATCGTCCGGGATTGTTACCGGTGTAACTGCGGAAAAAGCTGCTTCTACAAAAGAACCGGATGCCGACATGGCCGCTCCGTTGATGACGGCAGTTGAAGTGAACGATGTGGCCGAGCTTGAAATCATGGCAGTAAAGCTGATAGCTGGATCCACCACAGTGGGTTGAAGCCATGCGCGGAACGTATATTGCGTATTCGGGGCCGCAATCGGCGCGCCGTATCCGTCTGTTGCCATGCTTTGCGACAGGACGCCCAACTGCCCGGATCCGCCAGCCGCAAAAATCAGCCATCCGGTGCCTTGATGTCCGGGATTCAGAGCACCCGCACCTCCTGTTGAGGTCCAGCCGGTCGGAATTGTAGGCGCGCTCGGGCTGTACCCGCCGTCAAACCCCATATTGAGCAGACCTGTCACGCAATTGCGCATTCCGTAGGCAAACACGCGGGACGCAAAATATCCGAATCCCAATGCCGAATCCGCAACGATCATGGCCGGCAGATTGTTCCCTGCAATAGACCCGCACACGGACGAAAACAATGTGTTGTCGCCAAAATCAACCGTTGTCCCCGTCGTCGTGTTGTCGTCAACGACAGTTGACGAAGACACCTGTTGCCCTGTCACCTGAGCAGGAACCGGAATGTAGTAAAACTGTGACCCGCCAGCACCGGTAAACAGAAGGCACCGCGCGATCACGTTGGACGGGCCAATCGGGATGTTTCCAACTGCAATGAATTGGCCACCGGGTGAACTGAATTTGACTGGAGGCGACGGCCGCGTCAAATATCCCTGCCGGGTTAGGAACGCTACCTGCACCTGATGCACGCCGGGAGAACACTGGCCGTACGGAGTGACGGTGCCAACGGTTGAGGTTGTTGCGTTCGGCCCGTATTGCTGATAGGAAAAACTGGTTGCGGAATTGACCGACGATACGTAAAACGTCCCGGTCCATGCAAACGTGACTGTTCCGCTGGTCCATCCTCCCGCAGGAGAATCTGAATAATTTATCGACACCTGAAACGTAGTTGTTGTCGGAGCCGCGATCACGTCAAAATAGGTAGGCGTATCCGTATCGGGGACAGGCCAATTCAGCGTGACGGACCCCGTTGAATCCGTTGCGTCCACGTCCACTTGTGCAAATGTGAACACCGTTGAGGAGTTAACCGTCAAAACGGCAGCGGTTGTGTTGAACGACGTTGTAGTGACGCCCGTAATTGTAATGCTTGCTCCGGGACTGAGCCCGTGAGCCGCCGCCGTTGTAACCGTTACAACCTGTCCGGCGCGGACAATTGATGAAATGGTACCGACCATAACGGCATTGACCCCGGAAATTGACACCTGAACACCGGCAGGCAGTTTGTGCGCCGTGGATGTTGTGACGGTTGCAATACCCGGCAGGTTTTCGTTGTTGATCACGATCTTCGATATGGACGTTCCGACCGTGGCAGCGCCGACACCCGTAATCTGTGCCTGGTATCCTTGCTGCAAGTTGTGAGCGGTCGCCGTCGATACCGTCACGATATTGGCGGCTCTGGACATTGTGACGCCGCTTCCCACGGTTACGGTCCCGGAGCCAACGTAAAATGCGGTACCGGCGGGGAACACTGCCGGAGGTGTTGCCACTAAAAGGGTGTCGCCGTATACACCAACTACCGTGTACACAATATTGTACGTGGCGTTTGTCCCGCTAACGGTAATGACGGCCCCAATGTCCACAGCCGAGGCCCCGGAAGACACGTAAATGTTGGCTTGCGTATAATACGGTGCGGGATAGTACGGAGGCGATGCCGGATCAATTTCTGTAACGGCAAGAGTGGCGGGCGCACCCGTACCGGCCATCGCCACAGGGGGGATTGTGAACATTGACACAGTAGGCGGGTTTCCCGGCCCGTCCTGCGTCCAGCGGTCAAGATTGACCCCATCATACTGGAGCGGCACGTCAGCGCCGTGTAAGCTGTTAGAAACCGCAATATACTCACGTCCGAATGCGGTTACCGATTTGGCGTAGCTGCCTGCCGTGGTTGTCGCCAGCAAAGAATACGTGCCGGGAGCAGCCGTAACGTTTTCGACCCAAATATTGCCTGCCGAATCAAGGTACAGGTTTCTGACAACACCTGTGGCATCCACAAAAGATTTTTCGTAATTGACTCCAACTGCCCCAAACGGCGAGTTGAAAACCTTCTTAAGACACCGGCGGGAAAACGCCGAACCCGGAAGAAATTCCATGTCGCGACAATCAGGCGATACGCCCAACGGCAATGTTGACGGAGCGCACTCCGTTACCAATCCGCCAAAAATATCCAACGGCACGGAACGGTCGTTCAATCCAACTGTGCTGAATGCCATAAGGTTAAAGCGCCCGTCTCCGGGGGAACGGCTGACGGGCAAGCCGCCGGAAGATCCTGCAACATGGAGCAGGCTCCCCCGGAAACATTATTGGCCCTTGGGGAAATACGCCCGCAGCTTAAGCGTCGCAGGAACGGCGGGAGTGGCAGATGCGTAGGCCGCGCCCTGAGTATACTGCGACTGGCCCTGCCCGGATGCCCCGTTCCCGAACACCTGAACAATTCCGTTGTTTTGCGTGGTGCCGGGATTGTAGACGTACGTCCAGCCGCTTTGAGTGGTCCCGGCAGCAGGCGCTTCGAACACTTCGACAAATACGGGGATGCCGCCGCTGGGGATCGTAACGCCCTGTACGTTGAAGCTGAGGATATCTCCGTTGCTTGACGCCGTTCCGTAATTGCCGGAAGCGGTAATGGTGCCTTCGACAATGATCCGCATTCCGGTCGTGTCGATAAAATCAACGCTTGAAAGTGTGAGTGCCATAAATTCCTTACCAGTTCCAACTATAACTGCTGGCGCGTCGGCTGCACGGTTGCCGTTGCACGTTCACCATCTGGTCCATTGAAACATCCATTTGAACCAGCCCGCGAATTGCGGCATCGGCATTCGCCACAAACCCAAGAGCCGCAGTAGTTTGAGACTGTCCTGTCTTCCCGTCTCCCGGAGCCCGTGCCACTGCCAGTTCGTAACAATACAGCCAAGAAAGCGCATCCATCGAAAACATAACCGGAATTTCTTGTTTGTACCAGCGAATAGACCCCGCATCGTTGATTGTCGGCAGGTATCCGGTGTAGGCCAAACGAAAATCAACCGAAGTCATGGCTCCCGGAATGTAAATCTTGTCGTCCCGATAGGTCCAAAACCTGTTGTACGTTTGTTTTGAATAACAAGGTAGACCGCCAACCATGTTTTCCATGTTCGGCTGCGTCGGGAAAGGCGCATTTTGACCGGTCCAGCGTTCCGAAATCCACAAAGGCTGGCGGAAATCGTCTGGAAGCGCAGGCGTAGTTGAAAAATTCACACCGTCAAAAAAACCGGTTCTATCGATGTAGTTTTGCCGTGCCGGGTCAAGTGTGGCGCAAACCGGAAGTCCTTCGATCAATACCTCGCGGTCAAACCGGGTTGATCCAAGCCGCATCATTTCAGATTGCAACCTGCGGTATGCGCTGTTAAACGCCGCATGACTGAATGCATCCGTATTATTCAAGACTCCTGACCCAGTACGGAACAAAGACGGCAAAGAATCGTTAAGCCGAGCCCCTGCCGAGTTCAGCACATCCTGTACCGTGTCGTACCCGGAACTCGAGGGAATTGGCACTACAGGCATTACTGCCCACCTCCGGGAGTGTACCCGTCACGCATCTTGCCGCGTTCGCTGTTCTTTAGAAACCCTGAAGAATCCGCGCCATTGCGTGCGGCAATCAACTTGGCAGCGTCAACCCCTTTGGAATCAAACGCAGCCGCATCCACGTCACCGCGCGGTCCTGTCATTTCTGCGCAGATGAAATTGCTAAAAGCATCAACGCAATTGACGATTGGTACTTTTTGGTCAAACGTAGCAAAATCAGGCAACAAAGCTCCATACCGAATACGCAGATCGAATGCAACCGTTGCCCCCGGTACGTACAACACGTCGTCGCGCCAAGACCAAAGCTGGTTATATTCGTTCTTCGGGACCATTGGGAGCGCGCCTTCAATGAGGTCCATGTCGTTAAACACGCCAGTTTGTTGCGGCGGTACGGCGCTTGCGCGCTCCCAACAATCCCACGGTTCAATAAGGTTTTGCGGCAGGTATTTGGTTGCATCGGAAACCGTCCCGTTGCTATAGCCGGTCCACGATATCGACGCTTGAACTGCCGGGTCCGGGTCCTGCGCGGGAGCCAAGTTCGGAATGACAACTTCTTGAACTAGGGTCCAATACCCCATTCCGGCCAAGACACACTGGAGGCGCCGCCATGCATTGTTTACGGCTTGAAGCGTAAACGGCTGGCCGTCTGTAAAGATGTCGCCCGACAGAGATTCTGTCGCATCGCCGCCACGCAGCCGTGCTGCATTGACAATGAACTCCAGCGTGTCGTAATTGGCCGAACCAGGCATTTATGCTGCTACCCGCGCTTTGAGAGTTTTGTACTTTTCCTCGTCGAAAATGTACCGGCACGTCGGGCAAAGTACGATTCCGGCCTCACTTGTGGTTCCGCACATCGGACAAGCCTGTCGCTGCGCCACAGAACCCGCATCGCGGCGCATCCACAGATGCTCGCGGTAGTCCAGATTGCGGAATCGCGCCGCCCAGTGGTGTTTGTCTGTAAGTGTTTCTTCCAGCGCTTTGGGCGACGTACGATATGCGTTGTCGGCCTCGTTGATGTAATTGTCGGCAGTTGCCGCCAGCGCGTTTTTCGCTTTGGCAATTTCCATTTTTGTCGGCTGCGCATCCGGTCCGATTTTCTCTCCGATAAACACGCCGTACGGGCGAAGATCTTCCGAAGGCATCCGCATTTTGCCGATGCCAATCACCTGTTCCGCCACATACCGGCCGCCGGTAGATCCGCCGGTTGTTTCGTCACCGGCTTCAGCCCGCAGGATGTATTCCGTTTCGTCTTTGATGATGTACTCGTAGACGATTCCCGGAATCGGTGTCATCCGGGAAAACTCCTGCCCTTCCGGGCACCCCGGAATTCGAAATACCCCGAGACCCATTTCCTGCGTCCATGTCCACGGCCCCACGTTGTACACATGAACACACGTGTCCTCTGCGATTTTTTGGACCGTTTTTGGTATCGCCGGAATCCGACGTAAATTGTTAAATTGAACGTTCCGCTTGGAAAGTGCTTCCCCGATTGCCTCTGCTGTTATCATTGCCATGTTTTATCCTGCACGAAATCCTTGACTCGTTGGCATCCCGACATTTTGGGCCGATTTAGTAATCCGGTACGTTTTCGTCCCTCGTGCCCCGCCATAACCCGCCATCGGGGCGAAACCGAAAGCCGGTACGCAATTGCGCAGCCGGTCTTTTGCCGTTTTCATTGTGCTGTCGTCCTCTAATTCGTACCGGCCCTTAATTGCTTCAAACACCTCGGAAGCTTTCCGGTTCCGGCCCTCATCAATCCACGTTACCAGCTTGTCAATATTGGCGTCGGCTGGCCCGCAGGCAATAAACTTGTGAACGCACTCGTAAATCCCCCGTGTGGGAAAAGGACCGTTGACACGGGCTTCGTCCGACCGGTTATAACGTTCAGGAGACATGCCGCAAAACTGAAATCCGCTAATCCACTTTTCCAAAACCCATGCGTTTTCGTCATAGGACTGAATGTAGCGCGCAATTCCGTCGCGGTCGCAAACCAGTTGGCGCTTGGACGGCCCCCAGACAATGCGGTACAGGTTTTCCCCGTAAGGGTTCAGCCCGTACCGCGCCATCGGAATTGGGTAATGCGTCAAATTCGCCTTTTCGTCGTAGTCAATCATGTTAACTCTTTCAGGATGAAGGGGCTTCCGGCCCCCGTATCCTTAATGCCCGAACCAGCCCTTCGGGATCGTGATATTGTTCTGAACGCCGTTCATACGCGGCTTAAAGCTGCCGACTTGTCCAATCCAGACAAGATACGAAAGCATCGTGGTACCGACACCTCCGTCCCCGCCGTAGCTGGGAAACACGTGCTGGCCGTCCGGCAATTCGTAGAACCCGAGCTTTTTGGTTTCGATGCGGCCCCAGTTTTGCGGACTGATCCAATCAATCCTACCGGGCCGGGCGCGTTCGTTCAAGATCGTCTCTTCGCCGCCGATTGTCGAAACTGCATTTTTTGCCAGCATATCCTTGGAGATATCCTGTTTGTTTTCATTAACAATGACCTGCTGCACTAGAAGCGACTGATTTTCCCACGCGGCTTGTATTTCAAGCCCGGTATGAGCTTTCAGACCGGCCTTTTTGACCGAATCGATACCCATTGCCAGCTTGATGAGTCCTTGAAACGCCCGAACCGAGGCCGGAGTCACAGTCCCGTTGACCGATTGGTACGGAGTGGAAAACTTGCCGGCATAAGATGAACGGGGGATGGTCATAAAACTGCCCGTGTTACCGCCCACGTTGTACGCTGAAAGTCCGGCCAGCCCGGAACCGGCAATGCCTGCCGACTTGGAAACAAGGAGATAATCGCCGGCCGTTGTGCCTGCCGGAATCGTGCCGGAAATCCAAATGGTGTTGTTGCCCTGATCGACCGAAAGGATGTTGACCGTCCCGCGAAGAGTTCCGCCGATGCCGCTCCACACATCAACCGGCTGGTTGTCCTGAAAAGCGTTTGCGTTGTTAACGACAATTCCGCCTGGTGTTGTGGACACAACGGTGTCCAACGTGTTCGCGCCGTCGCCGTACGCTACAAGAGCATCCATGTAGGCCGCAACGTTTGCACCGGCTTTTGCCTGCTGTTCGGTAACGTAGTCGATTACGGCTTTTTCGGTCGAATCCGAAGCGTATTCCGTAAGCGCGGACCATTCCATCGCGTAGGAAAACGATACGCAGGACAGTGACCCAAAGACCTGCGTGCTGCCGGAACCGCGGCCCAAAGAAGGCCCGTCAAGATTTGCACTCTGAAAAATGCCGCCGTTCAGCACATCAAACGGAATGCGCACCGGACGGTTGGAAACGGGCTTCGGAACATCGGTTCGTTCCTCGAAAAATTTCCAAAGCCGTGAAAACGATTCGTAAAGGACGGTAATTTCGCCCTTCATGTATTCTTGCTGCGAAGCGATCATCTGCGCAGCGTTTGCGGAAGCCATCTGAACAACTCCTGTTAGGGTTTATTGTTCGCTTGCCGCGTCCTTTGGCATTGTTGCCGAGCCGGACGGCGCTCTACCGTGTGCGGAAATCGAAATTGGAACCGTGTGCGGGATGCCAGCGTTTTAAGGTCACCGCCCGACCATCGGCAAAGCCGCCACTGCGGGAATCATACCATAAGATTTAGCGCCACTGCACTTTTGCCCCGGTCTTCAATACCGCGCGGCCAGCCCTGAGCATGTCCGAATCCGTTTGCAGCATATCAATTGTGTTGCGTTCAGGCATTCCCGTAACGCGCGTAAAACCTGCCGTCGCGACAGGAGCAGCAACGGCTTGAGCCGGTTTTGGTGCCGGTTTGGTTGCCGGTGCCTGCGAAACATGGCGGCGCATCAACGCTTCCAGAATACGGCCTGTGTGCTCCTGCACAAGCGCTCCGTAATAGCGCCTGTTCCCTTCCCGGTCGTTGTTGGCAAGAAATCCCTGTACCTTTTCGCGAAGCTGCGGAACGGACTTCATTGCTTGGTCCCAGCGGGTTTGAAACAATTCCTGAATTTCAAGCCGCGCTTCTTCCGGGATTTTGCGCCCGGCTGCAATGCGTGCAAACTCCTCGGCGTATTTCTTGGAAACCATCGTGCCGACATCGCCGTTCCAAAGTTCCTGAACCAGTTCTGTCTCACGGTTGTTCGTCGCTGCCGGAGCCTCTTTGGTTGCAATGGTTACGGGCCGAACTGCCGCTTCCCTCAACCCTTTTGTGTAGCCTTCAATTTCCTTGAATTGTGCCAGCGCTTTTGCGACAAGCTGGTTTGAAGGGTCCGATGCCGAAGCTTCTCCCAAAAAATGCGATAACAATTCCACTTTGAGCGGAACTCCGACGCGCTCCATGTCCGAATACACCGAAGCCGCAACCATGCTGGCCCAGCCGGCCGGATTAACCTCCGCATACTTGGACAGCGCATGGGGAACAATCCGTTGGAACGATTCCGGGCTTGCGTCCACCATCGTGTCAACAAACTTCGGATCTCCGGTCATAAATTGACGGTCGTATTCGCGGAACCCGGTTAGCTCTTGAAGCGCTTCACCTGTTGCTCCGTTTTTTTTGAATTCCGCCAGTTCCGCTTTTGCGGCCCGGGCTTCGCTAAGGCCTCCCGGGAATTCCTTGCGCAACGCAGCGACGCTGTAAAAAGCACTGGTTAACTGCTTTGCGGCGTCGCCCTGAATGGTTGCCAATGCCGCACGGATGGGTTCAGGCATCTTTCCGTCCTGAACGGCAATGTCGGTACCCTGCGGTTCTGCCGGTGGCTCCTGCGGCGATTCACCGCCCTGCGTATCGGCCGGCGTTTCGACAAATTCCGCTTCCAGTACCGGTGTTTCGAGTGTTGCGAGTGCTGCGTCTTCCATGTTGTTGTCCTTATACGGCAGGTGCGGCCATAGGCGCTTCCGGCGCCTGCGGCGTTGCTGGAACTGGTCCCGGCCCTGCACCGGGAACGGTCATTGGCGACGGCGGGATAAGTGCCTGTTGCGCTAGCGCGTAAAGCCGCACGTTTTGCACGCCGACCGGGTTTGTTTTCATAAGCTGCCGGGCTTTGGCAGAGTTAATCCAAGACCGGCAATAATCAAATTCCCATTCGTGGTACGACAACGGGTCCGGCTGAATTGTTGGAGCCGGAAGCTGCGTTTCCTGCGGTAACAACGCCGCCGCCGCCAGCAATTGCTCGATTGCATATTGTGCCGCATCGACGGCTTCCCCCTGTGGGATGACAAGTCCGGGAATGCCTTTTCTCTGGAGGATAATCTTCCAGTTCATCGGCTCCTGAAGCATTGCGCCTCCCACTTCCGGGTTGGATGCCGCAAACTCCAGCACAGAATCCAACTTCTGATTCTGCTGCATTGCCGATTCCGGGAAATCCGACTGCTGGTCCGGATACGCACCAAACCGTTCTTTTGAAATCATCGCCAGCGACGTTTTGGTGCCGTCGTCGTTATCGATACCCGCGGCGTAATCCGGGTTGCGCGCCGCGCACAGTGCGGATTGGTATGCAATCCGTGCCGACATTTTTTTGATCCGTCCGTACCAAAGCCCTTGTTGTCCCTGAGCCTGCGATGTTTGCAGATTTTGCCCGGATGCTGTTTTGACATCCTGAAGCGGGGCTCCCCACAACGAGGGCGGACACCCCAGAATAAACTCCGCAAACGGACCTTGCAGGAACTGTAACAGTTCGTAGAATGTAGGCGGGATAACCGGGTCTTCCTCCCGGTACACCAGCTTTCGAATATCATCCGCTTTTCCCTGCAAGTCAAACATGCGGAAAGCGTATGGAGCCGCAATCTGTTTTTGTATTGCTTTGAATGCAACTGAATCAACCGCCATCCAAGTGGACGGCCACCCGGACTGCGTAACGCTGTGAAACGTGTTCAGGAGGTCGTTAACGTCGTCCTGAATCTGAACAATCGGCTCCAAAATCGGGACGCGGCTCATTCCGTCCCCAACTTTTGGGAACTGAACATCCAGGGCATCGTCCATCGATTCATCCCACGAACCTACGTATGTATCGCCGACAAACACAGCATGGACACCGGACGGAAACAACTGCCGCACCGCGTCTCCCAACGTTTCGAATTCCGGCCCGTTGAATTCCGTTTCAGATTCTTCGCCTGAAAACGCAGCCGGCCGAAGCCAGCAATTTGCCCGCGTTGCGATGTTGGTGTAAAGGTCGTTTCCCATGATCGACCGTTTTGCGCCCTGCAAAACGCCGATTCTGAGCATCCGTTCGTATTCGTCCTCGCCAAGTCCGCGCCCGTTTGCCTTTAACGACGGTTTGAGTTTTTTCCCGGTTGCATCTTCCTGGTCTCCGTACAATGCCTTGCATTCCAGCACATCCGGGTCGTCGTAAATGATGCTGTACAGACACGCTCCGAAATCTTTGGCCAGAACAGGGCATTTGTGTTCCAAGCACCCGTGGATTGTCGCAATTTCAATGTTTTTTGGCGTCCCGTCCGGGTTGAGTCCGTATTTTTCGGCGTCTGATTCAGTCCTGGTCCATGAAACCACCCGACCGGACGTTGCCATCATGCGGATTATATCCTGAGCCAGCAAGCTCATGTCATTATTCCGTTTGAACTGCTGCCAGTACGCCTCTGCTGCCGTTGCGGCCTCCTGATCGGCTGAACTGGAAGGATTTTTGGGGTCAAACGGGACCGACACTTCGCCCTGCGTCAATGTTGCTGTAATAATGCGAAGAAAAACACTTGTAATGTCGTAATTACCTAGATATTCTCCACATTGAATGTTTTGTTGACCATTTGCCGATGGTATTACTCCTCCGGGTGTCGCAACCGTATATCCATTACCGCTTGTCGGATACACATGCTGGATTCCATTGGCGTAAAACCGCAATTTTCGGTCCCGCATAACCTCGTTGTACCGAAGGTAGCGGTTTTGGTTTGCCAGTTTTTTGATTGTTTCCCGCAGATGATCGACAATTTGGATTGGAAGCCGCTCGTAACGCTCTCCGTACATATCGCGAAACGTTTGAGGAGCCTGCGATTCCAAAAACGCGGGATTTTCGATCGATCCTTTGTACGGGTTGGTTTTTTGATCTGGCTCAGGAGTCATTAATTCCTTGAAACCGCATCCTGAACACGCCTGATCTGGTCGTCGTGCTCCTGAATCTCGATTTTCTTGATTACCGCCATTGCCGCAAGCCCAAAATCAGGGCAGCAAATCCGGTTGCGGTCCACCATAACCATAGACGGCCGTCCGACCTCACCTTCGCAGTACGGGCATTTCATGGATGACAAATCTCCAGCCAGAATCCCGCGCATTTGGGATTCGACGGTCGCGATTTTTTGCCGGTCCGTCATATTTTCCCTTTGATAAACCGTTCTCCCAACGCGCCACGCGCCCTGATCTTCGGGTTCTTGGACTTTTTTTCGGCCTCGGCTTCCTGAAGTTTTGACCGGCCATGCTTCTTTGCCGCTTTTGTTAATGCTCCGGGATGTTTTACCGCGCCTTGAATCCAGTTTGCCATGTCAAAATGGGGCGGTTGCTGCACCGCCCCGCCTTTCCTATGCCAACACTTCGACAATGAGCTTGCGAAGCTGGGACTGCGTGAGGTTTGCCGTCGCGCTGTTAATCGTTACGACAATCGCATCCTGTTTGGTAAGATCGACCGCGCTCGAAACCGCCTGAACCGAATCGCCCGCAGCCACGAGCAACCCCGCTGTTCCGGTAGTTCCGCCGTACAAAAGCGTTCCGTGGCATTCGATAGTGCCTGTCGCGCCTGTCGCCGCCGTGCTGAGGAAAATTTCCCCGTTAATGTTCGCCGCCGAAGTGCCGGAAGTAGCAGGCGTCTGGACAGTAAACACCGTCGTTGAGGTCGTTCCGTAAACAGATTGAACCGCAACATTGAGGATCAATGCCGCCGTGGACACCGGCGTGTAATACCCGAACAGTTTGATCCGCAAAGTGCGGTTAACCTGATTCAGAAACCCTGCTGGAAGCTGAACCTTTCCCCACTCCAACGCGGTCCCAGCCGTAACCACGCCGGTTACCGCAAAGGGGCCGGAAACAGTCTGGAACGTCTGGGCCATGTTGGAGGACGCAAACGGCATTGGCTGAACATTTCCAAATGCCGTGGATTGCGAAGGAATCAGTGCAAGCGCGCTGGTAACGGGCGTTGCAACTGAAAATGGAGTGCCGATTTGGAACGCCTGAACCGGGCCGCATGAAATCGCAGTCCCGTTTGCCGAGGTCACCGGCACAAGGTAATCCGTTGAACCGCCGACCGTGGAAAGATACACACGGTAACCGACCGCGCCCGTTGCAGCGGCCGGACCCGTGCCTCCGATTGCCAGATTCGCCGTTGCCGAGAAACTGTAATCTGCGGACGTAAGCGTTTCACCGCCGTCAGCAGTAACATAGCTGAACACGCAATGCACAGTACCGGCAGTCCACGTCCCGGTTACTCCGGTCTGGCTTGCAACCGTTGCCGAGGTAGCAGCGGAAGGTGCCGACAATACCGTAGTGGAAGCCGGACCCGCCGCCCATATAACAGCCTGCCCGGTGCTCGTGTCTTCAATCCGAACAATCCCGCTGGCAGGCAGCGACGCGGCTTGAATGATTGCAGACGTTCCGCCTGCCTGATACCAGCGCGCATCCACAATCACAACACCGCCACCGCCGCTTGCAGCCGCATTGATGGCTTCCTGAAGGCCATAGGTGCCAGATTGAATGTTGTCGCCAGTACCGTGCTGGTATGTGAACGTTGCTGCCAACTGTGGAGGCGTTGCGGACTGGTAAAACGACGTGTTTGTCAGCGCCGTGGGCGTTACGGTTTCCCTGTTGGACCCTGCCCCGATTGTGATCGGCGCGTTTAGCGCCAGAGGAAACACTACCTCGTCGCCGTTCAAGTTTATGTAACTTGTTGACAGCGTAATAGTTTGCGCGCCGGTACCGGTCAAAGGACCAATTACCCCGATGCTTCCCGGATACCCCGGTCCCGCTCCATAGTTGTACTCAAGGGCGTTATACCGGCCCCCGAACCTGAAAACTGTTGCCATACTCGTTTCTCTTTTCCGCCGGGATCTCCGGCAAGCCAAACGTCCGGGGATCTCCCGGTTACCGTTATTGTACTACGCTTTTAGCAATCGCAAGATTGCACGCCATATGTCATGGCTTGGCACATGCGCTGCCTTGATCCGGGCGCAACGAATGGACCGCCCAAAGGATGCCATCCGCGATCCAGAAGGCTTATAACAAGCTGCTGCAAAGTTTCAATGCCCGACGCTTCTACGATTTGGTATCCAAGACCAACCACAGGCTCGTTCAGCATTACAATTTCCAGTCTCCCGGTTCGCAGTCCGCACCGGCGTGCATCCTTTTGTGGTCCGGGTGCTTCATGACGTGCTCTTTGTAGCCTGCCATGTCCGAATGATCAACACGTGTCCCGTCCTCCATCTCCGTGTGACCGCTTCCATCTCCGTGATCGAACGTTGCCATATGCGGCTTTTCCTTGTCGTCCGCATCCGGCTCCCCGTGCTCTGTTCCGAATCCCGGCTTGCCGAATCCTTTGTTGAACATTTGAGCGCGTTTTTCGCTGAAATGATGTTTCCCGCTTTTGTCAAACGCCATTACATTTTCCTCCCCGTGTGGCCCGGAATCGGGCATGTGTCCGGCAGCGGTTCGTTTCCGCTCCCGTCATCTGTCGAACATCCGCAAGTATAGCGCCCCGACTTCGGGAATGCGTGAGTATGCCGCGCCTCGCCCCTGCTGCCCGGTTCGTGCGCCCAGCGGTCGCAGCCGCAGTTTCCGCAAACCTCGAAGGGCACGTTCAGGCCGGGACCATAGGATTGGCAGGGGGTCATGCCCATGCGTTCGCTCCTGTCCCGCGATAAAGCGGTTTCGTAGGAAGCTTTGCAAACGCATCGGGGAGTTTGAATCCGTTATGCCATCCGCACTGCGAATCCGGGATAGCGTGGCACATGATGCCGACATGTCGGCCCGATCTACGATGCTCAACGTAAAAAGCCTGTTCTGGGACCGGCGCGCCGTCGATAGAGTACATTTGAAATGTGGTCATACCGTCTTTCTCTAAGAGGAAGTACGACATGCCGCGAGACGCAACCAAGTCGGGAATGCTGACCGTCTTCGCACCCGGCACCCAAAGCAGTAGATCCGGGTCAAGGGTTGCAGCCGAAACTAGCGACGCGATAAATCCTCTCCTGTTCATTTACCGCACCTTCTGTCGTATGGGCTAGGCATCGCGGTTGTTCCATTCCATCCTTGGCAACCCAAGCTCGTCCCGGATTTCCATGCTTGCAATCGCACGCCGCAACGAAGCCCCGACCAGAGGCAGTTCCGGCTGCCTTGCGTCAATCATTCCGCGCTCCAGTTCCAGAACACGGGCCTTAAGGGAATTTATGTCGGACATCATCCCCTCAAACTGAGAAGTGCAATTTACGCATGGTTGCGGAAATGTGGCCCCGATGTTAACCGGCTTTTGAAGGCCGCGCCAAAGGCCGCGCCAAATAATCGCCACAGCACCAATCGCCGCGCTCCCGCATATCAATGGAATCAACACATCAATCATTTCCGGCCTTCAAATCCTACCACCGCACCGTCCGCCCCTTGTCCGCGTTCTCCATCTCGAATTCCTTCATCCTGATATGCCTCCATGTCGGGTCCTCAACCGAATTGTACACCTCGCGCGCACGAACCTCAAACGGAGCCGTATCCTTGCTCCGTATCCAGCTTTCCACCCCGTACCGAACCGCGTCAGCTATATCGTCGTGAACCGTGTCCAGCTTCAGCACGTCCTCCGGTTTCTTCGGGTCCGTTTGCAGTACAGGCAATGCCGCAATTACCCCTGCACACTCCCGAGATACCAACAGCAGCGGACCTTTCGACAATTCCCCCGTGCGCCGGAACACCAGAGTTCTCCGCAGGCAATCGTGCAGCGTTCGCCACCCGCTCACTCTGTCCTTGACCGCGGGCTCCATCTTTGGAAATCCATGCGGCGTTGTCGCCGACATGATAAGCTCCGATACCGGATGGTCCGCGTCCTTGTGCAGAATCGTCCCGTCCACAAACCAGCGCCTGATCTCCCGAATCTCCTGCTTTGGCGTGATCTCCGCAATCCGCCTTCCGAAATCGTATTCAGCCGCCCTACGCTCCGCAATTGCACGCTCGATAACAATCGCGTCTATGTCCCGCTCGTATCCGAACACCTGCTTGGTGATCCTGGCCGGGACCTTTCCCGCCGCCAGCCATACGTTTACCGAATAGTGCGAAAACCCCCAGTCAAGCGACATCCACCGCGTCCACCAGTACTGCACGATCTGCCCGCACTCCACCGCCGAAATCGTGGACAATTCTTCATCCCACACGCCAGCGTAGTACTGCCCCTCGAAGTGGTCGAAGTTCCCAAGCAGCATCCCCATCCGAATCGACGGCGGCATTTCGTTGTACTTCCGGCCCTCCGACGTGTCACGGATAAACAGGTGGTACCGGCAGCATTGCCCGTCCCCCCTGTCCGCAGGGTCCATCCCGTCCCGGCACTGCGACGGCAATGCGTAAAAGTCCTTCTGTTTGATATTGCACTGCCCGCGAAACCACTCGTAATTGTCCCAGCCGAAGATGTGCAGAAACTCGTAGTTGCCGGCCAGCTCCTCCCCCTCGTAGTTTTTCCACCAGAACACCCGCCGTAAATATGACCCGCTGATACCGCCAGGGTTGAACAGCATCAGCACCTTACACGTGTTCGGCGCGACACCGGGCCAGCGGGCCGATAGGATCATCCATTTTAGTTCCTCCTCGCTGAATTGCTGGGCTTCGTCAATGATCAGGATGCCGGTCTGGAAGCCGCCGAGGAACTTGCGCCTGGTGTCCTCCGTGGTCTCCGAATACCGAAACTGGATCACGCCGGCACCGCGAAACGCAAAATGCTCCTGCCCCGCGCTCCAGTAAGCTTGCAGTTCCGGCCAGCGCATCTTCATGGCGCTCACGTGGTTATCCTGTAGGTCTTTGAACACCCTCCGCACGATCGTCACCGGGAATCCCGGATACTTGCCGCCGAGCTCTACCGCCAGCGATACCGCGATATTTTGCGCCGCGCCGGACTTGCCTCCGCCCTTTGCCCCGCCAGCTCCAATTATCGTCGCTGCATCCGGCCCGGTCGACAGCATCAGATCGAGCAGGCGTTGCTGTTTTGGCTGGTAGTGCAAATGCACTATTCCGGGGCCTCGACATGAGACACGGTGATCGCAAGGCCTCCGGCATGGTTCAGGTTTGTAACTGACGCCGGCTTCGCTTTCGTGTATTCGAGCAGGGCCTTCGCCGCCCCGACTCTAGACATATTGTGCCGCGACGGCTGCCGGATGCAATTGACCAGAGCCGCCAGAGCAAGCTCCGACATTTCATCCTCCGCAAGGTCGGCGGGGCCCAGTTCCGGCCGCTCTATGGCATCCGGTTTCGGCGGATGCTGCCGGCCGTTTTGCCGCCATTTCGGTGGCCCCATGCGCTTGCGCGATTCCGTGGTGTCCATGCCCCCCATCCTACCATTCGCGAGCCGTGCTATTGGCCTCAGGTTTCCGGGCCGACCACGCTGCTATGGTCCGACCGCACGGCTGCAAAGCCGGTCGTGCGGGGGCTGGTCCCGTAGCTCAGCGGAAAAGAGCGTAAGATCGGCCAAACTTCGTAGGCGTAACCGATCCCAGGCTTCAAGAGCGTCCCCTTGCTAATGGGAAGGGCGCAGGTTCGAATCCTGCCGGGAGCATACCCTTTGTGCGGGTGTGGTGAAACTGGTAAACACAGCGGTCTTTAAAACCGACGCCCTGAGAAGCTTGTGGGTTCAAGTCCCACCACCCGCACCGCAACTTCATTCTATGGCTACTCTGGCAATTAAGGGAATAGCTATTTTTTACCAATCACAATATTATCAACGCTTGATAACAGCAAGCGGTTGCTGTATAATTGAACTATGGTTGGCGACGCCTATGTGTTCGTCGCCATCGAGCGCCACTCCAAGCTCGTCTTGAACGTAGCCATGGGCAAGCGCGACCAAATCACCACCAACGCATTCATCGAAGGCGTTCGGGACGCGA